GCGCGGGCGCGGGCGCCGTCGGGCGCGGTGCCGCCGTGGCGCTCGCCGCTGCTGCGCGCCGCGCGAAGTCATCCGGCACAATCGAGGCTTCTGGCGCGGTATAGGCTTGCCCCACCGGTGCGCGCTCGGGGACGGGCGTTGCTCCCGTGGTCATCGTGGTCTGCCACTGTCCGGGGGACGTGCCCATCATGGGGCCGGCAATGACGGGAGACTTGCCGGGCGGCTCCGCCTTGGCCTGCTCTGCCGTCTGCCCCGCGAGTCGCGACAACAAGTCCTCAAGCGCCGCCCGCTTCCACTCGTCTTGCGGCAAGTGGCCAAGATCGCCCGTCGCCGCGCTGCCGGTGAGGCCGTTGAGGATGCCGTCTAGCAATCCTGCCATGTCACTTCCCCCTGCGCTTGCGGATGATGTCGGCGGCCTTGCGGGTTGCCGCGTCTAGGTTCACGGTCAACATGCCGTCGGGTCCGTCGTCGTCGACGGCGCTCGGAACCTTGCGCTCGACCTCTTGAGCAATCGGGCCGACGTGCACGGTTCCCGACGGGTCGTCCTTGTAGCGCCAGCGATAGATTTTCTGGCCGTCGGCCATGGCTCCGATTTCCTCGATGCCGTCCTTGGCGCGCTCATCCGAAAGGATGCTGCCAACGGCCCCGCCGATCTTGCCGATATCGCTCAAGCCGAAGCCGAAGCCGCTGCTGTCCGTTTTCGAGTTCGTCGTCGACGTGCCGCTCGACTGATTGCCGAGCCCCGCAGCCGGGAACAGGATCGAGGCGAGCTTGGCCAAGTCCTCGTAAGGCAGCATCTTGATCTGCTGGTCGAGCTGTAGGACGTCGTTTGCGCCCGCGTTGTTCATGCTCAAGGCTTTGTCGCCAGCAGCTGCCGCGCCGCCCCTGAGAGCCGCGCGCGCCGCGTCAAGCTGCGCCTGCGTGGTTGCCGAGCCCGTTCCTGCCCCGTAGAGCTGCCCTGCGGCGTCGATCTGCTGTTGCTGTGCCCGGTTGTACTGGTCGACCAAGATCGGCGCTGTGGCGCTCGTGACGCCCTTGGCGACGGCTGCCTGATTGGCCCCCGAGAGGTCGCGACCGGCCGCAGCGAACGACGCGTTGGTCCGGTTGGCCACGTCGTCGCCGACTTGCTGCAACAACGCCATCAGTTGCGGGTTCTTGGTCGGGTCGAGGTACTTGCCGGACGCGTAGTCGCCGATATTGCTCTGCAAGGTCTTGTAGGCGTCGGCAACCTGCCCCGTGCGATCCGTCGTCGCGTAGAGGTCGTTTGCGAGCTGGCCTTGATCCACCGACCATGCGTTGCCCTGCATGGCGTTGTTCTTGAGGTATTCGAACGCGGCCTTCTGATCCTCGGTCAGGCCGGTTCCGCCTTGGCTGCCGAGCTTGCCGAGGAAGTCGCGCAGATAGGGAAGGGTCTCGTCCCACGGGTCGACCTGACCGCTCTGATTGGTCGTCGACGTGGTTTTCTTCGAACCGGATGAAAAGCTCATAGTGCTGCCCTCTCGAAAACGGCCTCGTGATCGCGGCGTCCGATCCGCTGGTAGGTTGGGAGCACGCGCGACCAAGCATCCCGTCCGACAAACCGAACGCTTGCGCACCCGGCCGACCTTGCTGCCTCAACCATCCTGTCGCCGATGGCCTTGCCCCAAAGGTCCATGCGCTCGCCGCCCAGCGCGTAGACGCAAAGGAACTGCGACCCGGTGTCATCGTCGACGCGATGCCCGGTCAGGAATGCCGCCACGACCCGATCAGCCGCGAGCACGCACCAGAGCGTCTCGGACCCGCTCACGAGATCGGCGACGATCTGCTCAAGCGTGAGGTCCGTTGCCTTGGTGAGCCCCTTGAGGAGATGCGGGGCGGCGTGCATCCACATGTCGCCGACCAAGATCGGGGGGATTGCGACAATGCGCGGTTCCATGGTCATCCGAGTGCCACCCAAAAAAACGTCTTGTCTGCGTTCGCGTTGTTCGCGTGCGTGATGGTGAAGGTGCCGGACCCGACGGTGCCGACGTAGATCGACCCGGCCCCGAACTCGGCCGAGGCGTTGGCCGTCGTGGGCATCAGGAAAATCTTGCTGTCCTTGCCGATGTTGAGCGCCGTCACGACCGTGGTTGCTTGGCTGGCGCGCAAGGTCACGGTCCCGACCGCGTTCGAGCGTCCAGCGAACAGGTCGCGGATCGCCTGCACGAGGCGAGGCACAGAGGTCTCGGTGATCGCGGGGACGTTGCCAGCCATCAGCCATGCCCTCCACTGATGGTTGCGTGAGGCTGCCAGCGCTCACGGCGAGAGAAAAACACCGGCAGCCTCACGGTCGCATGATCGACGAGCGCCAGAACGCCCCTCCGATGTCGATCATGTTGCAATAACGGCGCGTTTGTCCTGTCCCTGGGTCGGTTCAGAATTTGACAATTTGAACCGGTCGTGCTATCCTTGGCTTTCCCATCATCGGAGGGTTCATGCCTAAGCAGCCGCAGTCGACAGAAGACCAGATCGCACACGCTCGCGAGGGCGGCGCTAGCTTCTGGGATATCAAGCTCAAGTTTGGCGTTCCCGCTGTCCGCGTGCGCGAGATCATCCGCGCGCACGCTCCGCACGTCCTGCACAACACCGTGGCCGTTAAGGTCTCGTGGGACGCCGTGTTGCTGTTCAAGCGCGGCATGAGCTACGGCAAGATCGCCAAGGCCATCGGCGTCTCGAAGGCAACGGCCATCCGCGCCGTCGATATCGGCCTCAAGAGCTGGGATCGGCGCGGAATGGACATCAAACGCCTCTAAGTCCCTAACACAGGCTGGGGGTATGACCGATGTTAGTAACATCGGTCCATCCGCAGCCCTGATGTTATGCGCTTGAGCGGTCGCAGCACTCCTATCGCCACCGTACTCCCTGATGTGAGGCTCCGGATCGGCCGAAATGGCCTGTTCCAGCATCCGAATGAGGGAATTGCTCATCGCGCGCCCTCCGTCGTGTAGTCGGGTTGAGCTCCAGACACGAAAGTCCACTCGGTTCCGGCCGGGATGCGCATCTTGACGCGGGCATGCCGGGTCGAGGCGCGCTGCGGGCAGAAGCCTTGCGTGTTGATCAGCGTCTCGGTCGTGTAGGACGGCGTCGCGTTCAAGCTCTCGCGCTTGCCGACGCTGCCATAGAGCGTTGGGGCATCCGTGATGGGGTAGAGCCCGCGCACGAACATGCGCTTGGCAATGGCGCTCTGCTCGGCCGTCGTAACGGTCGCCTCAAGGTTGCTGCCCGTGAAGTAGCCGAGCATGTGATCTTCATCGACCATCGCGAGCTGCGAGAGGGTCGCGGCCGAGAAATCGTCAAAGCTGACCGTCATGCTATCGATGCTGCCGGCGACATAGCCGCCGCTCGTCCAGGCATTGGCGTAGGTCGAGCCTTGCAGATCGATGTGCGTCCCGTCGACGACGGTGATTGTCCACGTGCCATTGGCCTCTGTTGTGCCGCCGACGCTGGCCACCGTCTTGATGTCGCCCGTGGTCCATCCCGTCGTGCTCGACACGGTGAGGCGGACAAGCCCGGACCCGTTGTTGGCCGTGCCCGTGACGCTGATCGCGCCGATGGTGTCGAGGCTTTCGAGGGTCAGGCCAGGCTTAGCCAGGCCGACCATGACCTCGCCCTCGATGTCGAGAGGGGCCCAGCGGTTCAAGACGTAGTTGAACGCCAGCGCCTTGTTGAAGCGCGTCGGGGCGAACGACGCCTCCTTGTAGGTGAAGATGACGACGTTCTGCGCGGGATCGTTCACGCCCTGCACGAGCTGCGGGTTGGCGCTGTCGTATGCCTCAAGAAATGTCCGGTCGACACGCTCAAAGCCAATCGGCGTGATGCCGCCGTCCGCCGTGATCTTGGTGAAGCCCTTCGCCGAGGCAAAGAAGATCGCCCCATTGGCCTCGACAAGCGACTGTGCCGAGATTGCGCCGACGTCCTTGGCCAGTCGGTCGATCTGAAAGACGACGTCAGAGCCCGGCGAGAAAATCATGCGCCTGATGGCGCTGTCCTGCACGATGATGCCGAACTCGCTGCCGATGACGCCGCGCACGTTGCCGCCATCCGGCAGGTCTTGAGAGTCGCTGTATGTGGTGCCGCTCGTCCACGTGGTGATGGCGTTCAGGCCGGACCACTGCACGCGCTTGGGGTAGCTCAAGAGCCCCGAGAGCACGACGAACCGGTTCACGACCGTGACATAGGCCGACTGCGGGGGCGAGCCGCCGAGGTCTGCGAAAGCCGTGTCAATCTCGACGTCGAATACCTGCGGCACGGTGTTGGCCTGCACCGCAATCACCTTGTTGTTGAACTGCACGAACTGCCAGTTGGCCGTGCTGGTCAGGTCCGAGTAAGCGCTGCCGCCCTTGCTGACGTCCGTCCATGTCAGCGTTGTGTTGTCGAGCGCGTAGAGCCGGGTCGACGTGCCCGCGAATATCTTGATGCTGCCATCCGTCTTGCGGGCAAAGAAGCACCCCCGGCACGCCGCCGCCATCGCTCCGGAGAACACGTTGGCCGACTTGAACGGGCCGTAACCATCCCCGCGCGGCAACACGTTGAGGATTGACGACGTGCTGTCGATGTTGAGGTCGGAGATGTCCGGGCGGTATTCGCCGATGGTGAGCACGGGCATGGGTTAGAACTCCATCGCCCGAATGCGGTTCTGCCCGACCATCGTCAGACGCGCCGTGCGGCCCTTGAGCTGATCCAGCGCCTCGTTGACGCCCTCGGCCATCGTCTGCGCGAGGTCGGTGTCTTTCAGGACGTGAAGGGCGAGTTCGAGCTTGGCGCGCGAGCGGATCAGGCGCTCGGCGTGCGTCATCCACGCGTTGTTGGCCTCGCCGTCGGTAGCTGGCGCGGCAACCTTGACCACAGCCCCGACGCGGACCGTGCGCACGTCCTCGGGGACGGGATAGAGCCGGATGGCGTTGTTATACCAGCAATACGCCCATGGGATGCCGGTCGAGGTCCCGTTGGTGCTCAAGTCCTCCATCTGCTCGGGCATCTGTGCCGTGAGCGCATAGGGCTGATCGCCGACGTAGAGGCGCACGTAGTCGAACTTGATGATGCTCGCGATGAAAGCCGCGTCCGCCGACGTGTAGAACTCTTGCAGCGCGACCGTGTCGAAGGTGTTCGACCGGCTTTCGTTGAAGAAAAAACGCTCGTCGGTGTACGCCTCTATTGCGTCGCTGATCGCGTAGGCGATTTGCGACGTGATGTCGTCGCGCGCCAGCTCGTCGGCAATCCTGGCCTTCATGATGGCGAGGGTGGTCATTGGCTGCGCTCCCATCGCTTAGGCACCTTGACGTGCACGGTCGTCATCCACTCGCCGATCCGGCTAACCTCGCCTTCGACGCGGTGCAGGCGGTCGCTGCTCTTGTTGATCTCGCCCGTCTGCCACTCGTTGCGCGATTTCTCGCGCTCGTTGATGGCGTCCTGCTTGGCGATGAAGCCGGAGAACTGCGACGTGGTGATCCAGATGATGCCCGCGCATACCATCGAGAACAGCACAGCGACCGAGACGACCGAGCCGATGACTTTGTGGACGTCGAGCGAGGGCCGCGCCTCGATGCGATCGAACTTTGAGCTCAAAGCGCCGACAGCCGCCGTCATCGTCTGCTGCATGCCGTTGAAGCCGTTGTGCACGTCGTCTTGCAGCTTGTTCAGCCCGGCCTCGACACCCGTCATGCGGCCACTGAGGCCGTTAATGGCCGCATCGTGATGCGCGAGGGTGGTCACCAGGTCTTGGCGGAACGGGTCATCAGCCGCACCCGCCATCCGGGCCGTCGTGGCGCTCCGCATGTTTGTGGCGCGGTCAGACATCGTTACGCGACCTCGATCTCAAGGGTCGCGGTGAACGTCTCGCCCGAGGCCGGCGTGTAGGCAGCCGTCGCTTGAATGAGGCCGTAGAGCTTGCCGGTCAGGTCCGGGAAGTTGAACGGGATGTCGAGCGAGCCGGTGCGTTTCATGACGCCGGTCGTGCCGCCCGCGAAGGCCCCGGTTGCGAGGTCAATCGTCACCACGTCGAGGAAATTGGCCGCCGAGGCGATGGCAAGCGCGCCGTTGTCGCCGTTGGTCGGCACACCCGGGTCCGCGCCGAAGATGTAGACCTTGAAGCTCGCGAGCGTGACCGTCTTGTCGCTCTTGTAGAGGCGAACGCCACGGATGCGCCCGGTGCGACCGCTGCCGTTGATGCCCCACTTGAGCGGCGTGACGCTGGCGGCCGTCGTGCTGTTGGCCACGAGGTCGTTCGCGCCGTACTGCGTCGTGTCGGCCGGGCGAGTGAAGCTGTTGGACGGCGTGTAAATCATCGTAGTTCCCTCTCGTCGGTCTCATGTGTCGAGGGGGCCGAAGCCCCCTGCGACTAGAGAGCCTTGATCACGTGCACGTAGATTTTCAGCGTGCCGTTCAGGGCGACCGCACTGTCGTGCTTGTTGGCGACGATGATGGTTGCCGAGCCGGCAGCGGGCGTGGCCGTTTGCAGGATGGGCGTGCCTGCAGAGTTGGTGCCGTTACCGACCGTGACTTGCAGCATGTCTGCCGCAGCGATTTTGTCGTTCGTCAGCGTGAGCGTGTACTTGGCATTCTGCGCCGTGGTCAGGGCCTCGGACGTGATGATGCACATGTAGTCGTTGCAGGTTGCCGCACCGGCCGAAGCCGTGGCGGTCCCGATCTCGCTGGCGAAGCCGTCGACTTCGAGCAGCATATTGCGGAACCGGGGTTCCTGGTTCTGTGAGCCGGTAGGCATGGTGTCGTGTTCCTTTGTCGCGTCGAGAGGGTTGTGTGCGGGATGACCAGTTGCCCGGGCATCCCTCTCTCGTGGGGCCAGTCGACCCCGGCCTTATTCAAGGCGAGGTGCCGATCCGGCCGTCACGAGCGGCACCGCCTATCCTCAGCCTTGCGGCACGAGGTATTCGATCCAGACCATGCCGGCCCCGGCGGAGGCCGATGCCGTCGACGTGACGGCGGCCTTCATCTCGGTATCGGTCGAGCAGTAAGCGGCGGTCGTGGTGGCGAGGTCGTCAGCCACGATGATGCCAGCCGTGCCCAATGCGATGGCCGAGGCGAATGCGGAAGCAGAGCTTGCCGTGCCGATGTTCAGCGTGTTGGCGGAGTTGCCGTTGAAGGCCGTCGAGACAACGACGCCGCCACGGATCACGTAGGCGCCGGCCGGCACATACCCCAGCGAGACGCTCGTGCCATTGTCGGCGTAGGTGATCGCCTTCGTGAGGTAGTGGGTCTGAGCGGTCGTGTATTCGCGCGCGGCGGTGCCTGCGGTATTAGTAGCCATGTGCTTGCCCTTTCAGAGCGTGAGTGTGGGGATGCCCGGGGCCTGAGCCCCGAGGCGGGTCACGTCAGCGATTACGAGGAGGCGGAGGCGTAGGACGAGACGATCACGGTGCCGAAGTCGACCGAGTTGAAAACCGTCTTCTTGATGCCCCAGATCGACCACGCGGAGACTTCGAGCTTGCGCTTGTGGTCAAGCAGCTCCTCGTTCCAGCGCATCTTGCCGGAGCCGCCGGCCTGCCCGTAGGCGCACACGGCCGCCTGAGCGCCGAGTAGCACGGCACGCTTGACGGTCGTGATGGCCGCGCCCGACGAGCCGTTAACGCCGCTGGTGACGTCCTGAGAGCTGCGGAGGATGACGCCGTTGTACTCGCCGAGCGCGCCCGTGTAGATCGGCGAGAGTTTGGCATCCATGCCAGCCATTGCGGCCTTCTGGATGTCGAGCCACTGGCCGGAGGCGCTGTTCGTGCGCAGCGAGGTCACCTGATACGGGTGAAGGTACATGACGTACTTTTTCTGCCCGCCGATGCGGATCGGGTTGACCATGTTCGAGCCAACCTTGGCCATCTCGACGGCCTGATCGATCAGGTTGAGCGTGAACACGTCCGCGCTGGTGATGTTCTCGTCGGCCGAGCCGGAGCCGGCAACGATGCGGCGGGTTGCGGACGGTGCCACAACGGCGTTGAGGCCCGTGTACTTGGTCGAGGTCTGCGGGGTGTAGCCGCACACCTGATTGAAGAACGACGCCGACTTGCGGTCGGCCCACCACATCGAGAGGCCCGACTTGGCTTTCTCGCGCAGATCGAAGGGCACGCGCTGCTGATCGATCGTGTTCTCGGAGCGCACGCCGACGACGTGGCCAAGCTCGTTGATCAGCACGGCGTCCGAGTAGATCGACAGCGCCTCGCCGTTGCCCTCGGCGGTCTCGTTCTCGGTCTTGCCGTCGCCGGTCAGGCGCGCCATGAGACCGAAGGTCACCTTGTCGCCGGCGCCTTTCTTGGTGTCGGGCTTGACTTGGATGATGCTGTTCTCGTCCTCGCCCATCAACGGGGCGATATCGAGATATTCGCGCTCGGCCTGAGCAAGGTTCTTAGACCAGAGCTTTACCGCAAGTGCGTCGTTGACGCCGAAAGTGGTCGTGGACATTTTATCCGTTCCGTTTCCAGGTTGTTCCGAGTTCTGCGTCGCGCGGTATCGCTGCGCCTGCGGAACGGTCCTGTTGCGGTCGGACCGTGGAACACCTGACCCGATGACGGGGATCAACCGGAAACGGCAAAGCGCGCCGTTAGCGAGCCCTTGGAGGCTGCTACGTGCGGTTCATCTCTCGCGTGGGTGGGGATCGGTATGCCGGGGGAGAATTTGGACGGGACCAGCGCCCCTCCCCCTTACTGTTTAGCCGCCGAGTAGTTGCTTCATCTTGGCTTTGCCGAGCTTCGCAACTGTGGCAGCAAACTGTTCCTCATCCATATCAGCAAGTGCCGAAGCAGTCAAGCCCTCGCCTGCACTTCCGCCCGCGCCGGATAGCGATGCGCCGGCAGTTTTCTGGCCGCGTGCAATCTGCTCGATCTTCTGAACGGGATCGGGCTGCGGGGCTGCCGCCTTGAAGCCGCGCGCCTTGGCGAGGTTGTGAAGCATCTGAGCCGGGGAGCGCTTGGAGCCGATCGACTGCGCGACCAACGCGCGCTCCTCTTGCGCAATGAGATTGTTGCGCTCGCCAATGTCCGTCACGCCCATGGCCTCAAATTCGCTGTGGCGCTGCTGGATCAGGAACCGATAGGCGTCGGCGAACTCGGGCGTCTCCTTCACATACCGGATGGCGTCGTTCTGGTAGGCGTTGCGCAAGGCCACTTCCGACGACCGCTCGGCAGCGGCTTTCTCGGCCTCCGTCTGGCGCTTGGCGCTCTGCTGTACCGTCTGCTCAAGCGAGGCGATCTTGTTGAGCGCATGCGCGAGCGCGCCCAGCGGGTCGGTTGCGGCGTCGGGCATTGCCGTATCCTTGGCCGGCGCGACCTGTCGGGGCTGGTCGGGCTCGTCGGCCTTGGAAAGGATTTCGTTCAAGACTGCAAGGCGCTCGTCGGCGCGCGCTTGGCGCTCCCGAACGGTCATCAGCTCGGTCTCGACGCCCTTCCGGCGCTCGCGCTCCTTGTGCAAAGCCTGATGTGGGACGAACCGCCCGTTGGTGGCGCGCGGCTTGCCGTCCTTGCCGAGCACGACGACTTCCTCGCCGTCATCCTCGCCGAGCCCGTCAGAGGCCGTTTTCTGCGCGTCGGCGTTTTGGGCATCCTGAGTGCCTGCCGGATGCGAAACGCTCTCCTGCGCCCCGTTTTGGCCCGTCTGCGCGTGTTCTGCCTCAAGCGCCGACGTGTCAGCGCCTTTCGAGCTGAAATAGGCGGCCTCTGCGGGCGTGAAATCGTCGGATGATACCTGTGTGCTCATGTTCTCGCCTTTCGTGTCTGTGGTCGGTCACGCACTCAACAGGCCGTCACGCATCGGAGGGCGCGAACGGCAATTGCGGCCCATTTGGCCCGCGCGGGACAACCGGCATTTGCGGCATGGGCTGCGCGTCGTTCTGCGGCTGCCGCATGGGGTCAATGGCGTGCTGGTCGAGGATGTGCCGCGTGGCCGACGGCGTGTGCATGCCCGAGACGATGGCTGCGCGGACGCGGTCGAGGTCGGCTTGCGCGCCGGCGGCGGCTGCGTTGGCCAGATCGAGCATGCCTTGGGCGCGGTCCCCATCGGCACGGGCAAGCATCTCGGCTGCCGATGCCTCGTCCTTGGCGATCTTGGCGATTGCCGCGCGTTGGCCAAGCTGCCGCTCCGCTTGCGCCTCGGGGCTGCTGCCCTGCTGCTGGATCATCGACTTGAACTGCTGCACGAGCTTGGCGGGCAGCGGCGAGTATTCCAGCATCGACACGGCGGCCTCGGGCGTCATCATGCCCTTGAACACGGGCATGAGTTGCATGAGAAACTGCCACGTCTCCTGTTTCTGATTGGGGCTCGTCGGGCTGTCGTCGATGATGATCTCGTATTCGCCCGCCGTCTTGTCGCGGATCAGCGGAATGGCCATCATGTCCCCGTTGTCCGCCGTGATGCGGATCAGGCGACCGTCGGCGAGATAGTCCTGAATGAAATGCAGCCGGACGCGGCCGACGTTCTTGCGGAAGCGCCGGAGGCTATCGAACATGGTGGCCAAGATCGTCATGGCCGCCTGCTTGCGCTGATGCTCAAGGATGCCGGGTTGGTTGGCGTCGCGCATACCGAGCAATTCGAGGTTGATCCCCGTCACGTCGCGAATGCTGCTGATCGCGAACTCAAGCAAGTTGACGTAGGCCGTAGGGATGCCGACGCCGGGCTTTTGCATGATCTTGTTCTTGCTGATCGCGCCCTCGTTGGTGAACGTGATCGCGTCGGGCTGTGCGTAGGTGTCTTGCGCCTCGCGCGTGTCCTCGAAGGCGTCTTTCTCGGCGAGGATGCCGCCCTTGGCCGTCGTGTTGAGGATGTGCAGCGTCTGGCTGAGCCACTTGTTGGCCCACATCTGCGGGTCGCGCATGAGGCGCACGAGGCCGAACCACGTCCCGGAATTGCGGTCGCGCTCGCCGGTGATGCACTGGAACGTGAAGCGATCCTTGCCGGGGCAGTTGGTGACTTCGCCGATCACGCACTTGCCGAGGAAGGCTTGCTTGTAGACCTTCCGCATCTGGCGCACGTAGGTGTATTGCAGGCCGTGCGTGGTCGCGAGTTCCTGATACTGGTCGAAGCGCTCCTGATCGAGGTCGAGTACGCGCCCGGTGACACGATCCGCCACGCGGAACATGGGCTTGCGCTCGATCCACTGCGCGTGAACGATGTGGACCTCGGCGCGGTCGTCGAAGCTGCTAGAGTTCTCGTCACGGTGGCGGCGATCTTCGACGGGCTTTGCCGGGTCCGTCTCTGCGCCTGTCGCCCATGAGGCATTGAGGTCTTCGTCAAGCACGTCGTCAGCGCCGAGGCTCTTGGCGAGGTCGCGCGCTTCGTCAATCGTCATCTTGCGGACGCGGAAAACCCGTCGGGCGTCGGCGAGGTTCTTGCTGCGCGCCGCACGATCCCAATACATTTCGAGGGGGTCGACCTTGGCCTCGACATAGGCCCCGTCGTAATCCTCATCGTAGCTGATGCGCTGCTCTGTCCAGCCCATGCCGCAGATGATCGAGTCCTGAAACGCTTCCGACTGCTCGTCCTCGGCGTCGCATCCGTCGGCCATCCATTGGCTCGCCGAGGTCAGCAGCTCGTTCGCCTTGACGGCCCCCGGCTCCTGCGTGCGCGGGATGAACATCGTGTCATGGCGGCCGTTGATCTCGATGCCGGCGACGGCCTTGATGATCGAGAGCGAGCGGTTGAACGTGATGACGGGCCGCTTCTGATCCTCAAGCGTGCGCTTGTCGGCCGGGCTCCATTGCTCGCCAACGGCAAAGCCGAACTCGACCTTGGCATTGGCGCGCCACTCGGCGCTGTGGCCCATGTCGAGCTTGAACCAATCGCGCAGGGTCACGTAAAGCGCCGTGGTGTCGAGCTTGGACGGCTCCGACACGGGGTCTTGATCGTTTGTTGTCAGCTCGTCGTCGACGGTGATTGCTGTGGCGCTTTCCATGGCTCTCCCCCTATGCCTTGGCCTTCGCCTTGCCCTTGGGCGCGGCGTTCGGTGTCGGTGCGGTAGCGCCTGCCGAGGAAAGCGCTTTCTCGATCTCGTCAATTAGCCAGCCCATCGCGCGCGGATGCAGCTTGGTCTCAATGAAGCGCTCGGCGTGGGCGTGCTTTTCCCAAGCCTTGGCGGCATCGGTAGCCAGGTCTCGCGTGTTCATGGCGCAAACTCCCTTCCGAGGTCATCGCAGAGCACCCAATCATCGGCGGCGGTATCCTCGCGCGTCGGGTGCCATCCGAAATGCACGTGCGCGAGCTCCCGGTAGGGGACCATTGCCGGCTCTACAGCCATGATGCAGGGATGCACGAACACGCGGGACGCACTGCGAAGGACGGCAGGCGGGATGCCGCAACACTTCGGGTCCGGCGCTGTCGAGTTGGTCAGGTATCGGTCCCACGCCTTGCGGCGCACGAATTGCCCGTCTCGCATTGCCGCCATTGCGCTGCCAAAGTCTCTCACGCCATTTCCCTCGATAGCCACTTGTCGATTGCCGCTGCCGTTGCCGGCTTGATCCCCTGAGACACGTCGACAGCGATTGTCTCGATGGCCCGACCGCGCCGTGCCTTGAAAACGAGGCTCTGCACGCGACCGCGCCCGCAGTGCGTCATCTCGACCTTGACGTTGCCGTTCCCGGTCTCACGCGCGAACTCTGTGGCGCACGCCTTGACGAGCTTGATGATGCCAAGTCCTTCGTCGAAATGCGTCTCGATCAGGTCGTCGTCGTGCTCCATGGTCATGCCGCCCACGCCGAGCCGCTGGATTGCGGCCGGAAGCGCTGTAGCGGCTTCTTCTGGATGTCGACGGTCGCGAATGTGAGCAGGAACGCGTCGGCCTTGTTGGGCGACTTGAGCCCGCGCTTTCGCATCTCTTTCTTGCTCTCGATCACGGTCTTGCCGCTGCTGTCGAAGTCGTAGGTCGGGGCGGTCAGCTCGGCGATCAGGCCTTCGTCAATCGCGATGCGGCAATCCCGGGCGGCGAACCACTCGCGACCCTTCCACCAGAGTTCGTCACGCTGGCGCTTGAACTTCTCATCCGTGGCCGCGCTCTCGCCGACGTTCACGCCTTGCACGGGCAAATGTAGCTCTTTCAGGCGATCGACCACGCCGGAGCCGATGCCGATCACGTCCACCATGATCTTGCTCGGGCGCTCGTCCTCGTCCGTCTTTTGCCACTCGTTCACGATCAGGCCGACAAGCTGCATCGTGTCCTTGCCGAGCCATTCCTTGACGGGCTCAAGCAGGACGTTGCCCTTGCGCTTGGCGAGGGCGCTGCTGTCGTCGCCGAAGCGGCCCACGTCGACGCCCCACACGGGCTTGACGTTGCGTGCCGTCACCTGTCGCGTGCGTGCAGCCTCGACCAATTCCAGGGGAATGACGGTGTCGTCTGCGGCCTTGGGGAACTCGCCCAGCACGCGGACGCGGTACTTGTTGCTGTCCCGGCCGTAGGTATCGATGACCTCTTGGATATGCCCACGCGCGCGCGGCACTTCCTCGCAATTGACGGTCATCGTCCGCCAGAACTTGCGCAGCTTGGTTTGCGTGTCGAAAAAGAAGCCGTTCGAGCGCGTCGGGTTGGAGAACATGCACGCCATAGCGCCATGCGTCGACAGAGAGCCTTGCGCGACCTCAAAGACGATGTCCGGGATGCCCGACGCCTCGTCCACGAGGTAAAGCACGTGCTTGGCGTGAATGCCCTGCAGGGCCTCGGGATTGTTCTTGCTGGCCGTGCGGCGCACGACGAACGACATTTCCGGCGCGGCCTTCACATAAAGCCGTTCCTCGTCGATCTGCACCTTGTCGCGCAGTTGCTCGGGCAGCTTGGCGTGCCACTTGCGGATTTCCGGCCAGTTGTTGTCCCTGAGCTGGTCCTGCGAGTTGGCCGTCATCACGGCTTTCGCGTCGAAGTGCGTCAGCGGGAACCACAAGGCGAGGATGGCCAGGATCACGCCCTTGCCGACGCCATGCCCAGCGCGCACGGAATGCCGGGGGCTATCGGTGTGATTGCCCTCGCTGTCCTTGTAGAAGTTGCGCAGGAAGTCTTCTTGCCAGCGCTCTAGCTGGTGCTGGCCCGTCGGGTTGTCGACGCCAGCGGGAAGGAAGCCCAGAACGCCCGTCGCAAACACGTAGGGGTCGCCATCGCTAGCGCGCCACGCTGTCAGCCAAGACGGGAGTTCGGTCATGCTGAGTTCCCCACGCCTGCAATCCGGATGACCAGTCCAGAGAGGCGATGCGATCAAATCGACTTGTGGTGGGAAACTCTACGGGGCGGCTTATAGCGAAAACCCCGCGCCGGGGCAAGATCAAACTTTCTTGGCAGCGCCGCCGCCCATCTGTGACCATAGCTCTAGGAAGGCGTCGCCCGCGTCGTGCTTGATGTCGAACTCGCGCGGGACCAGATCGGCTACGAGCTTGAGATAGTCCCTCGGGCTGTTCTCCCGCACGTCGGCAATGACGGCGGGGCCGTGCTTGGCGAAGTCAGAGGCCATTGCCTCGATAAACTCGCTGCTGATCTTGTTGCGGGAACCTGCGGGGCGTCCTGCGGGGTTTGGGCTCGGCTGGCCCTTCACGAACGGCTTGCCGCGCACTTTTTTCGCTGTTGTATCAGCAGACTTGGTTTTCTTGGGTTCCTTTGCCATGGCACTGTTCCGACTGCTAGTCACGGGGCGGCCCGCAATCGAGTTCGTCGACGCGGGCCTATCCGGGACGGGTTGTGTCGGCCTCCTTTAGCTCGTTGCGATCTCTTTCACCGATATCGTCCAGCTCGGGCCGCATTCGAAGATGACGCTGTCCGAGTAGTAGGGGCTATCGGTATCAGCCTCGACGGAGCGGTTCGCAGGGCAGACTTCGATGGCAACGGTCTTTCCGGCCTCGATCTGCACGAACAAGAGCTTGGTGCCTGCGTTCGCGGTCAAGGTCGTCGTGGTCGACTGTGCAGCGCCGGTCGTCGCCGTGATGCTCTCACGGGCAAGATAGGGCTGCTTCAACAGGCCGACGCTGTCGCTGGCATACCGCGTGCCCGCCGCCACGAAGGCGGTCGTCATGCCGGTATGGCTGAAGATGCGTACGAGGGCGGACACGGTATTTCCTTTCAGTTGTAGATGGCGACGGGCTCGGGCTGAGCCTTGCGCCGCGTGTTGATGTCGATGACGACGGTCTGCGTAGCGGGAGCTGGGGAAGCCTTGCGACCTCCCGTGCCCCGATGCCGCTCTATGCCTGTCAGCCCACTGTGCGACTGCCCCCGCAGTATCCGACGGGTCGTCGAGGGGTCGAGCTGGAACCGATGTGCCAGAGCGGCGGCAGATACGCCGTGCTGCTGATGCAGCATGACGATTTCGAGGATGGTGGCTTTCGAGAGGCGCTTTCCGGTGTGGCCCTCGGCCACGGCGTCGGCTGCGTTCTCTGCGTGCGTACCGATGCGCAGATGGCGAGCGTTGCAACACGTTTTGCAGCACCCCTTGGCGTGCAGGACGATCTTGCCAGCCGGGACGGGCACGCCATTGGCGACTTCCCATGCGACGACGTGCGAGTTGCGCTTGCTTGCCTTGCCGGTGATCGGGCTCGGCGCGGTGATCTGGCCGTAGCCGTTCGCCTGCATCGTGCTCCCGGTGAAGGGATGGCACGCGTCAATGCCCGCGCTGGTGTCAACCATGGCGGCGAGACGTTCGGCGAGTGTCTTGGATTTCCGAGCGGGCTTAGGTGCGCGGGCTTGGCTCGGGAGGCGGACGGAGGCCGCGAATTGCGTGGTGATGGTCATTTGTGTTCTCGTGGTTCATCGGTTTCTCTCGGTGCTGCTGGTGTTTGCCGCCTGTGGTGCGGGCGGTTGGCTTGTCTCTCGGAGGAAGGGGGAGGCCACCCACCACGATGACCCCCCCGGCATTACCGATCTCTGAGAGAGAACCGAGGGCCGGGCCTGCGCTTTCCGAAAGGACCAATCGGACCGCTTGACTTCGTCCCTGAGTCGTGCCATCTTGTGCTTGTGAAGGTGGGTCAGACCCCCGCTTGCACGTGACAACTCGACCTGAGTATTACTATATCATAAACGCCGGGCTTCTTGCAAGCTCCACGGCGCTTTTTCTGTTGCGAATCAACGGTTTCCGTGCTACGGCGCGATTCGTCATGCCTCACAAACCGTTGATTTCATTGACTTTTCACACGCTAATACCCTCAAAGTGCGACAACTTGACGCACCTCCTATTTGGCCGACATTTTGGCTTGAAAATCGTCAGAAATCGCTCTACGCGCGCGCGAATCACCCCGAATCACTTGGTCGCGTTGCCCGTCCCGCGCTGACCTGACCTGACCCGACCTTGACCGACCTCATGATTGCTCTGTGGAGCAAGCGATGATTGCCCTGTAGAGCAACCGTCGCCCGCATGATTGTCCTGTAGAGCAATCATCCGCATAGGCTTGCGCTGTAGAGGAAGGGGGTTGCGCTGTAGAGGAAGGGGGTTGCGCTGTAGAGGAACCTGACGTGCACCCGTATTCTGTAGAACACCCCCCGTGTCCTACAGAGCACCCCCCGTGCTCTACAGAGCACCCCTGACACGGGATGCACGGGGTTCATCGGGTGTCAGGGGTTGCCACTCCCCACATCTGATGCAGTAACCCCCCTCATTGGCTGTAGGGGGTTCGTCCGTACGCTGGTCCGAAAAACGGTCCGCCAGAGCCTCAAAAGTGCCCTGGGTGTCCGAAAAACGGTCCGCCACGGATCGGGGGTAGCGCTGGCTGTCCGAAAAACGGACACGGGGGCGCGGGCGGGTCTGCCCCTACAGATGCCGCCAAAACCCGAGAACGGCGCTGTGGCGTCAAATTTGAGGCCCTAGAACGCGAAAGGGCCGGCCCACTGTGAAGTGGAACCGGCCCTCTCGTCCGCTGTCCCGGCGGGTTACCCGGGTGTGTGATGCGATTTGCCCTGAGAGGCAAGCTGTTTTCGCGCGTGCGCGTCTTCCACAGTTTTGGCCCCGGGCAGGGTCTTTTTCTCAAGTTGCGACGGCCAAAATCGTCAGTCGTCGGTGTCTGTCTCTCGTGAGACAATAACCATATCAGATAATAGCCCCCTTCGGGGCGTCCTCGGTGTGACGCGCGAGAGCGAAGCAAAAGCACCGAAACCCGATTTTGCCCATCACAACGCGCCCGCAGCCTTGCGCCGATAGTAGGTCGGACGACTGATGCCCATCGCAATCCACGGCATCGTCTTGCTGACGGCCTCGTGACCAGCCCAGCGCTTGGCCATCGACCGCTTGCCGCGTGCCGACTGGATCGCCGAGAACTTCTCGACCGAGAAATGACGCCACGTCCACTTTGCGACCGACTTGGCAATCGCGCGGACCTCGCCGAGTTTCATGGCGTCCGGGAACTGCATGTTGAGCGCCGTGGCAACCTTGACGCAGCGGGCAAGCCACGCATCGAAATTTTGGCCGTCGCGCTTGTACTGCCGGACCTCGCGGTAAGCCACGGTACGCAGCTCGTCGAACACCGTCACATTGCGTCCAGCGCCCCACGTCTCGGCGGGGGTAGGATCGGGGCGCATGTCGCGCTCGAATAGACTGTCGGCGATTTCGTCGAGAGAATAGGCTTCCTGCCGACGCCACTCGACCCGCCAATCGGTATGCAAGGGGTTCTTGACGATCAGTCCTGCGAAATGCCGGTCTGACTCGATGCGGCGGCTCACGCCACGCTCGACGGCCGCAAAATAGCGCAGCGGCGCGACCCGCGAGGCATTGTGTCGAGCCACGGGCGTCTTGAGCAGATAGGCGGCGTGGCCGTGCCCGTTCTCGGGATTGACCATGATGACGTTCGGCGGGGGCAAGTTGGCGTCGCGGTGCGCAAAGTATGCGTCTGACCGGTCGATGTCGTGCGCCATCCACTGAAACGACGCGGGGCCATTCAATTGAAGATGGCGCTTGGTGATAGCTACGTCTCGGCGGCGAATGCTCAAACCGTCGCGCAGGTAGTCGCCGCAGTAGGGGCGTGCCGGGATCAGTTGGGGGAAATTCCCCTTGAGACCCGCCAAGGCAGCCTTGACACTCGGCGAACAGTTGATATCTTCTAGCATGTTCTCGACCCGTTGGTTGGGCACCTAGCGTTGTGGTGACGCTTCGTGCCGAAGTCTGCTGGCGGTTCTCGAATTCTCTCGGTACACACAGATACAGACGCGGTTCGGATCGAGTTTGGTCACTCCCTCCGGAACTGACGACGCAACAATCAACAAACGCTGGAAAATCGGGCCGCCCCTGAGCTGGTAACTCTCGGGCGGTCCCTTTACTTGTGGCCGTAGGGCTCGATATCCCTGCCACCGCGCGCGGCTACGGCCGCCATCAGCTTGAGCGTTTCAAGCGGGGGCGCGTGCCCCTTGTCATAGAGCTGCACCATGCGCTGCGTCTTGCCGAGGCGCTTCGCTGCCGTGGCTGTGTCAAAGCCAAGCTCGTCGCGCCATACCCGGAAGATGTTCGTCGTGGTGCTCATGGTCTGCGAATCACTTCGTGGTTGCTCGATGGTTAACTCTACGCGAAATCTTTTCGCCAGTCCATTCACGATTTCGTGAACAGGTCAGAAAGCGCTTGCCAAACGCTCGATTTCTGCCTTGAGCGCCTTCGGGTCCATCTTCCGTGCCGGTGCCGCCTTGGCAACCACGGGCGCGGGCTCGTCGTCGACCTCGATATGCTCAAGCCCCTCGATGGCCTGCACGGTCGGCTTGGGCGTCTCGGCGGGGATCGGCGGTGCCGGCGCTGCCACGACGGGCGCAGCCTCGACCTTGGCGACCTTGGCCTTGCGCGCCTTGGGGGCTGCCTTGGCGACCGAAGCAGCGTTCGCCGGCATCCACGGCGCGATATCGTAGCGGAAAGCCCCGCCCGGCGTGCGCATGCTCGTGATCTTGCCCGTTTTGGCCCAGCGGCGAACCGTGGCCGTGCTCACGCCAAAAGCCGAAGCGGCCCTTGACGAGCTTGCCCAGATGGGATATTGAATGGTCATCGGTCGTTTCCTGCGGTTCCGTGGTCGCACAGATGTGCGTGTTTAACCGCGCACGCTAAACGACCGCCGGAGATTTGTCAACCGCCCATGCATAACGGGCGGCGCTTTTATTTGTGCGACAAGGTGTCGCATGCCCACGGCGCACCGAAAACACTCACGCAAGGCATCGCAACGCGGCGGCTCGCCACGTGATACGGCAATGTGCTGCGCAAGGGCTATGTCAGCCGACAAGGGCCTTGATTGCCCACGCCTGCCGTGCCCTCGCCCGCCAATCGGCGCTGCGATCCCAATGCAAACCTCTTTCTGTATCTTTATGGATGGTTCCCCCCTTCCGGGTGGACTCGGCTCGGCGCAAGGCCATTGCTGCCAAGGCTGCGAGCGGTCCCCGTGTCGGGAATGACCGTGACCTGGCCGACGCCTGGTGCGGTGTGCCGGTCGGCTCCTGCATCCGGTAGACGTTGCTGGCCTGTCGCGTGACGACAATGCCCTTGACGCTCTCGCGCACGATCCGCCGCGTCCATGACACGATGCCGGCCCCGGCGAGGCGTTCTAGGGCGCTGGCGATCGTCTGGCGGCAAAGCCCTGTCGCCTCCTGCAAGGCGATGTAGGACGGGCAACAGAGCCCCGTGGCGCGGTTCTGGAAGCGCAACAGCAGCGCCCGCAGCACGGCGAGGCCCGTGAGCCCCAGCGCACCGTTGCGGCATCCCTTGGCCTTGGATTTGAGCTCAAACTGCTCGGCGAGGAACAGGATGCGCGCCGCCTGATTGCGGTCGAGCGGCGTCGAATGCTCGCGCGGGTCGCGCACGAACATTGAGCCGCGACGGTAACGAGCCATCGTCGGTCTCCGGGCAAGCCGAAGGCGCTTGCAGAAACCGGGCAAATCAGCGATAAGGGGGTTGCCACACTCCCTTTCGTGATCGGTCTCGGTCGCCACACAAGCCGCCCTTCGGGGCGGTTTTCGTGTTTCTAGGGACAGACGCCAAGCGACTCGCTGCACGAACGACGCAACTCTAGCGGCGCTGACATATCATGCGTCGGCCGCTGTCTACAACTTATCCAGAGCTTGCTAGTTACCGCCGACGACCCGCAGCACGGGGGCTCCGGCCTTGGGGATCAGCGCAAGGTCATAGTAGCGACGCTCGCCGCCCTTGGTCGTGGCCGTGAACTCTAGCGCGGTCATCATGCGGCCGAAGCGGTTCTTGCTCACGACCTCGTGCCCGTTGACGCGGCACCATTGCGTGAACTGCTCGTGCATCTCGTCGGCCGGGACATAGGACCCCTTGCGCTTGACGAGCGTGGCCTTCATCCACTGCGCCGGGATGCTGTCGACCTCGGGAAGCTCGATTTGCGGGGCGCTGGCGCTGTCCGCCTCTGCGGGGGCATCCTCGGCCGGGACGGGATCGAGTGTGGCCTTGGCGGGCTTCTTTGAGGCCTTGGCGGGCATCTCGACCGGCTCGACCTCCTCATCGCGGCGCTTGTGCCCGTGCGACCCTGTGATGATCCACGGCAGCAAGCCCGTCATCTCGAACAGCAGGGCAATCATACCGGCGAACGTGTTCTTGACGGTGTCGGCAGAGTATCCCGTTAACGCCGACATGGCCTCGGTTGCCGGGTCCGCTTTCTTCATGACGGTCGTCATGTCCATGCCGGACAGCTTGGTCTCGATCTGACGAAGGTCCATCTCGACGCTCTTGATGTCGGCTTGAACGTCCGCCGCAGGGCGAGCCGAACGGCGCTCGGCGGTCAGCTTGTCGACCTTGCCGCAGTAGTCCCGGCTCTCGCCAGCCGTCGCCGCCGTACATTGCACCGTCCGGTCCCAGAGCCGATTGCGCTTCATGGGCTCCAATTCACCGTCAACGGCCTCGACCGTGCGCACGGCGCGCAGGGCGATCAAGTCAGCCTCGTGCTTGCCCTTGTCGGACGTGAGTTGCTTGTACAGAGCTTGCGTGCCGAGGGTGTCACCGGCTGCTGCATCACGGCTGATGGCGTACAACCCGAACGCGCAATATAGAGAGAGCGCAACTAGTCCAAGCCAGAACGACCACCCAACAACCGCTCGGAAAATTGTTCCTGCCCCCGAACGCCCAGCCAGGAACAATCCCAAGAGCAATGGCAGGAGCGTTTTAGTAACATCCAGGACCAATCCGCCGATGGCATAAATGTATCGTTCATGGCCATGCCCAGCCTGCCAACCATAGCGGAAAGCCGCCGTGGCTGTGACCGCGCCGACCAGAAGGACGGCGACCCAGACGAGGAATGTCAGAACCAATCGCATCGAATGTTCCTAGTGGATATTCATGACCCTCATACCATGAACGATTTCGTCATGCAACTAGCATGACACGGTGTCCTGATAATGTCAAGTGACTTTAAGGATACAGAAGCAGGAAATTTTCACGACAAAATCTTGATCGTCGTCCTGAATGCCTCTTGACAGTCGTCGCGTCTTGCTACATTCTTGACGCTATCAGGACGGCATGTCGCGCTGTCCGGGCGAGAGGCAGAGGGCGAGGAATGAAGACGATAGTTTTCGCTGCAACCAAGGGAGGCGTAGGGAAGTCGACCCTATGCTTCAACGTCGCGATCGAGGCGTCCAAGCAGCATCAAGTTCTGATGGCCGACCTCGACCCCCAGAAGTCGCTGACCACGATCTTCGGGCGGCGCGCCGAAATGCTCAATCCCCGGCTCGTGACCAAGGTCACCGATCTTGGCGAGAGCGTGAAGCTGTTGACCGAGGCGGGCTATGGTCGCGAGTTCATGTTCGTCGACACTCCCGGTTCGATGGTCCCGCTGATCCGTAGCGCGCTCGTCGCGGCTGATCTTATCGTGCTGCCGCTACAACCGTCGCCCCTGGATTGGGACGCCCAGGAGGCCGTCGCCGATCTGGTCGACAGTCTCGGCCTCAAAGATCGCATGATGGTTGTGATCAACCGGACTGAGGGTAAGTCGGACCTTGCCAAGATGGCAGCCGAGCACTTCGCCCTGCGCACGAAGTTCCCAATCCTCGAAATCAAGCACCGTGTCGACTATGCGCGCGGCGCTGCCGTCGGCTTGGCCGGGTTCGAGGTCAAGCAGAACAAGGATGCAGCCACCGAGTGCCGCAAGCTGTGGAAGGCAATGCAGGACGCGCTCGCCACGATTGCCAAGACTTCAACCGTAGCAAAGGACAAGACCGATGACCGACCCTCGATCCACTGACGCCAAGGGCGAAATCGACCTCGAAGCCGTGCGCACGACGCGCCGGAGCGGCAATGCCCACGTCGAGCGCGAGCAAGCTGAGCGGGCAGCATTCGAGAAGATCGACGGCCGCACGCTAAGGGCGCAGCGCAAGTCGCGGACACAGACGCTCTCGACCAAGGTCAAGCCGGAGACGATGGACACGATCTATCGCATCGTGAAGGCGAATGAGATGTCGATGGTCGACGTGATCGAAACGGCAATCGCCGTCTATGACCGGCAGTTGCGGGGCGTGAAGTGATGTCCTGAAAATAATTCTTGAAAATATCACGAAACATGCTTGACACTGGGTCGGGATTGCGCTATATGTAGAGCATGGCAGCCGTGCGTCTGTTCTGTTGCGTCGCGTCCAAGCGGGTCACCACCCCGCGTCTGAGAGCAAAGGAACAGACCACATGCACACGCAACACGAATACCTCGCCGCCCTTCGTCAGGATCGCGAGGAAGCATCCGAGGCCCGCGCCGCCTCGTTCCGTCGGGTCTCTGTGACGGCGCTACATGCCGCTCTGTGGCTCGCCGTTGGCCTGATGGCCTTCACGGCCGGTGCGCAGCGCGCGGCGAACAAGTGTCTCGCCGATATCGAGGTATGTCGCACGATCGCGGGGGCTCGCTGATGTACGGCCCCGGCAATCTCGAGTTCGACATGATGATGGGCTCGATCAGGATGCAAATCGAGTTGGCCAAGCTCGAATGCGCTCTGCTCGGCCTGCGCACGCTCCAAGTCCGGAGGGCTGCGCGATGATCGTCTCAACCGATGAAATGAAGCGCGCCTGTCGGTCCCTCGGGCTCGACGAGAGCCACGCGAAGCCGAAGATGTCCTTTCATCGTGAGCGGGCCGAAGTGAAATGGTCCGATATCACGGGCGGCGAGCGTGACCAGCTTGCGGCAATCGAGGCCATGATGCGCAAGCACATGGGCATCCCGGCACCGCGCAAGCCCAAAAGCACGATCCGCGCGTGGCGGGCGTTCTGACACTGCGGGGTCGTCTCACGGGGCGGCCCTGCTTCCTTTTCGGAGGACTGCAATGAAGATGACGATTGCCGCACTCGCGTTGGCTATTGGCTCGTCCCCGAGCTTCGCCATGTGCCTCGGCACCAACTGCCCACCGCCGCCCAACCCCACGACGCAATTCCTGCATCAGTGGCAGCATGATCAGACTTGGCGGGCACTACAGAACGCGCAACCGAGCGCAGCCGACCCCGCTGACGCAATGCGGCGTCTGCACGAGCGTATGCATCAAGAGAGCATGTCGGTACATACGCCACCACCGCAACCGCAAGGGCCTAGCATGTTCGACGTAGTGGCAGAGCACATGCGCCGTGATCAGCTTCACGCGGCACAATTGCGCATGCTTGAGGCCCAGAGGAAGGCATACGAGGCGCAGGCTGCGCGAAATGGCGACAACGAATGCGTGCTTGGTCGGGAGTCAGATGGCAAATGCTTCCGTCCGAAGCGCGTGGGAGGCGGGGAATGATCGTTGGATATTGCCGCGTGTCGACCGAGGATCAGTCCCTCGACGTGCAGCGCGAGGCCTTGAAGGCTGCCGGATGCGAGCGCATCTATGAGGAAAAAGTGTCCGGTGCGAACGTCACGGACCGGCGCGAGTTGCAAGCCGCTCTCGACTTCGTGCGTGAGGGCGACGCGTTCGTTGTGACGAAGATCGACCGGTTGGCCCGGTCTGTCGTCGACCTAATGGGCATCAACGAGCTTCTGGAAAAGAAACTCGTGGCCCTGCGCATCCTCAATATGGGGCTCGACACGAAAACGTCGACGGGAAAGCTGATGCTCGGCGTGCTCGGCTCGGTTGCCGAGTTCGAGCGCAACATGATCAAGGAACGTCAGCGCGAAGGCATTGCGGCTGCCAAGGCTGCGGGCAAGTACACGGGCGGAAAGCCACAGGTCGACCGTGCGGAGGTCTGGCGCATGCTCGACGAGGGCATGAGCAAGGCCGCGATCGCTCGGCAACTCGACTGTGCCGAGATGACGATCTATCGCGTGATCCGCGAGGGGCGGCCAACGGCTGCCGCCTGATCACTCCGGCTCGCCGAAGCCCTGCCACCGCATCAGCACTGCAAAAGCCCCGTGACGGTTGTCCGTCATGGGGTTTTCTAATGCCCAGCCCTTGGCCTTCATGTCCTCGATCTTGGCGTGCGGCACGTAGCGGAACCACGTCGTCATGACACGGCCTTGCCCTTGTTGCAGGCGCGGTCGATCCCGCGATTGATCCTGATGGCCTCTTGAATGCTCTCGGGCGTGTCGTTCACGCTCCAAGTGCGTTTCTTGGCCGCTTGGCAGAACGTGTCGGCGACGATGTTGACGGGGGCCGGTTCCGCACCAGCGCAGCCGGCGAGCATGCCGGCGACGCCCAAGGCGATGATCTTACCGAGCAAGGCTAATCTCCTTTCGTGCCCTGTCCCTGCATGACGCCGACCGATTGCAGAGTTCGATGATCTTGGCTTTCTCGGGCGAGATGACCGGAGCCTCGGCCTCGCCTTTCTGCACTTCCTCGACAACCTCGGCTGACTTGGCCGTGGTAGCTGCTGCAACTTGAGCCTTTCCGGCTTTCAGCCCCTCGGCATAGGCGTGATGCACCGCAACCTCGCGCTTGAGCCACATGACGCCGTAGGTTGCGGGTCCAGACAGCGCGAGCGCGATCATGAGATAGACTTGCGGTGCCATGTCATGCCCCCACTGCTGACGAGAGAGGCATACCGGCCTCCGCCTTGGCCACGCGCGCGGCCTTGATCGAGTGCCCCACTGTCGCCAGCACGAGCCCGCCGATGATGGCCCCGGCAAGCCACGGATTGGCGAGGAACACGCGACCAACGGCGCTCGCCCCCTCCATGGTCTGCTGCCAGAACGTGAGCCCTTCCGGGATTGAGGCGAAATGCGGGATGCTCGGGATGCCCTCAAACATCTCCTTGATGGCTGCGATGATGGGGCCGAGGAACGCCGCGAAAATCCCCAAGTTTTGCACGCGGTCGCCTTTCTTGACCTCCGTCGAGCCCGCCTTGCGCAGGTCCGGCACGGTCGCGGCCACCGGCCAACGGAAGCCGAGGGCCTTCGCCGGGTCCATCGGTGCCGTCTCAGTCACTGCGCCCTTGGCTCCCTGATTGCCGCCGATGCAAATCAGCTTCCCGTCGGGATTGATGCGCTCGATGATGTTGACGTGCCCTTGCCACGACTTGCCGCGCGGCCAGATGGCGATCGCCCCCGGCTTGGGCTCGCACGGCGTCCCATAGTTGAGGTATGAGCGCGCCAGCATGTTGATCTCGCGCGGCGGGATCGGGAGCTTGCATTCCTTCAAGGCCGATCCGACCGTTACGGCACACCATGAGGTCTCATCGTGCTCGATCTCGGGATGTCCGATCGCCTCGAACCATCCCATGATCACAGGGTTGTCCTTGTCGCCGGCAATCTCCTGCACGCCGAGACGCGAGCGCATCACGTCCAGCCAAGGGGCGTTAGTGGGCGTGCCCATTGGCAACCCCCACTGTCGGCAAATCATGCAAGGGCAGCTCGGGCGCGGTCAGCGTCATCAAGCGCTCTTGCAGACGCTTCACGTCGGCTTGCAGGACAGCATTCGCGGCGCGCAGTTGGATGATCTGCATGTCTTTGTCGCCGAGCATGTCCTGCATCATTTTCCCGATCAGCGCGGCCATCGGGTCTTTCGTCTCGTTCTTCATCGCCTGTTCTCGTCGTGTTGAACGCTCGCACTCTAGGTCAATGCGTAGTATCGGATGATGATCAGCCCTTGGATGCCGCTGCCCGCCGTGGCCGTGCCCGTCGTGTTAGACACGCCGACGCCGCCACCGCCTGCACCGTAGTTTCCGCCGCTTCCGGCTGTAGTAGTGCCCGTGCCGACCGAGGCGTGACCGCCGCCACCGCCACCGGAGCCGTGCGTGGCGTCGTATTCCGAGCCGTTGCCGCCCGTGCCGCCGTTGGATGCGCCAGCGCTGCCACCTGACCCGGCATCACCAGAGCCGCCGTTGCTTGCTCCGGTTGTCGTCAAGTCCACGCCTTGGTTGCCGCTGCCGTTGGGGCCGCCAGCGCCGCCGCCACCCGTGCCAATGGTAGTTGATGAAAATGCCGCGCCCGCGTTACCGCCGCGTCCGCCGCTGTTCTTGGTCGTGCCGACGCCGCTGCCCGAAGCTCCACCCGCACCGCCGTTTGCCGGGTTTGATTGGTTTGTCGTGCCGCCGCTCCCACCCTGCGCCCCAACGCTCGACGCACCAAGGCTCGCGCCGTTGAAATAGGTGTCTCCGCCAGCCGTCCCGTTGGCCGCTCCGCCGGCCGTAGACCCACCGCCCCCGCCAGTCCCGACCGCGTAAGTAACGGAAGCGCCTGGCGTCAACGTGAGGTTCGTTATGGCGGAGTAACCGCCGCCTCCGCCGCCTGAGCCGTTTGCCGACACGCCCGAGTTCTGTCTGCGCGCGCCGCCGCCGCCGCCAGCGCCGATGCACTCGATCTTGTTGGCGTAGCCGCCCGGACCGTTCGTCGACGAGTTCCAGTCGCCAGGGACGGCCCAGCTTGTCCCCGACGTGAGAAATATCGTCGTCAGCGTCGACGAGACGCCGCCGCCACTCATGAAGTCACTGAGATGTGTGGTGCTGAACGACATTAGGCGGGCCACCGGCTATCAGCGTCGAAATCCTCCGGCACATCCGGCAGCGCCTCGATCACGTTGGACGCCTCGCGCACGGCCTTGATCCACGCCCATGCCAGGGCGAGAGCATCGGCCTCCGCTTGCTCTTGCGCCGTCCATGCACCGTTGCGTCGCCAAATGTCCTGCAACTCCACGCCGCGCGCGGTCATGTTCGTCTGTTTCCAGTCCGGGAAGCGGTCGAGGATGCGACGACGGGCTTCCGCCTTCACCGCTTGGCGCTGGCGATCGATCGGATAGGGCTCGGCGCGGTATTGGATGACGACGCGCGATGGCTCGACGGCAATATTCGTCCGAAGCTGCGCAAGCTCGGCGCGAAACTGCGGTATCGCATCCTCGACGACCGGGCGAATGTGCGGGCCACCGTCGCTCCATTTCTTGCTCTGCGAGATGCGCGAGGGGTCGTTGATGGTTTCCCACCGCGTGACGGTCAGGGCCTCATCAATGCGAGCGAATTTTTCCATGTCACGCATCCGTGGATAGGTTGGTCGTGAAAAATATCTGGATGCCGTACAGAAGCGCGTCGGCGTTCAGCGTGTCGGAGGCGTTGCTTGCGTTTCGCCGCAGAATGAAGTGGACGATTTCGTTATCGCCGGGGGAGTCGCCGATCGTGATTGCGCTACTCTCGGGGGACACGTGCATGTCCGTGGCTGCGATTAGCGTGTCCTGCGAGTCCTGCCCTCCATAGGAGCCGGACCCGATCACGTCGCCATCGGCTCGCGCGAGCCCGAATAGCTGCCAGACGACGACGCCAGAGCCGCTAGCCGCCGTCCAGAACGCCCGAAATGTGATGGTGCCCTTGTTCCACGATTTGGGCATGGCGATCTGGAATGCGGCGTCTTCGATGGACGATTGATCGAAATCCATCGACTTCCAGACTGACCCCGTCACTGTCATCGACTGGCCGTTCACGGCAAACATGGCTGTTGCCGGCACCCATATGGTTTCTTTCCCGACTTTCTTGACGACGACGCCCTCAACCGCGAGTTCGCCTGCCGCAGAGCGCGAAAGGGTCGTATCCGTTGCTGCGCCGAGCTCGATCGTTGCGAATTGAGGGTTATCTGTCGTGCCGACGCCAAGCGTCGTGCGGATAGCGCCGACTGTCGTGTCATCGAGGATCGTGCGCGCAGCCGCCGTGACCGTCATCAAGGCCGCCGTGCCGCTGCCGGTGAAATACGGGGCGCTGTCGGCCGCAGATGTCAGTCCAGCGAGGGCCGCCAATTCTGCATCGTAGGCTTGGACATTCGTTCCGATCACGAGGCCGAGCGTGGTTCGCGCCGTGGCGGCGTCCACGTCATCGATCAATGAGCGGCCGTAGGTCGTCAGCGTGGTCGTTGCTGCCGTTCCCGCGCCCGTGAAGTAGGGCAGGGCATCCGCAGCCGACGTGAGGCCAGCCAATGCGGCAAGCTCCGCGTCATACGCCTGCACGTTGGTGCCGATCACGAGGCCGAGGGTCGTCCTTGCCGTGGTCGCGTCCGCGTCGTCGACAAGGGATCGGCCAAAAGTCGTGAACGTGGCAAGCGCAGCCGTGCCCGATCCCGTGAAATAGGGGAGCTTGTTCGCGGCGCTGACGAGAGCGGCAAGCGCCGTCAATTCCGCGTCGAGCGGCTGATAGGCCCCGGGCAAGCTGTCCGCGATGTATTCGACCGCCGCTTGTGTCGTCGACCGTGGGATGTTCGTGCGCGGCTGGAACGGTTCTTTCCCCGCAGACTGCCCGCCTTGGCCGAGTAGGGTTTTCAGGATCGTCACACGCGTTCCCCCAGGTTGAGATCAATTCCGACGCGGGCGATGGCCTCGATGCATTGGGCGTTGTGCAGGGCATCGCGGATCGATCCCCAGCGCGGCGTGATCAGACCCGGGCCGTACATCTCGCTCTCGGCGCGCGCGTTGTGCCTATCGACGGCAGCCTTGATCCGCTTGAACTGGATGGATTTGGCTGCCTTTAGGTCGATAGCGATCGGGCCGCCGTTGTGCCCGCGACGCCAAGCATCGCGGAACGTGCGAGACGGGAGGCCGTGCGGGTCGATAGCCTCGAAGGCCGAGCCATGAGGCGCGCAATCTCTATCGCGGATCAGCCCCCACGCCTCGGCCTCCGTGCCCCCTCCAAACGCCAGTGCTGTAATCCAACGCTTTGCCATGTCGGGCTGCGCGCCCCGGGCAATCTCGCGCTCGATCAGGGCGTCAACACTTCCACGCGCCAGCTTCCCGAATGCGCCGCCGCCTTGCAGCAAGCGGACGCACTCGGGAGCCGGGTGGCACACGGCCACTCCCCCCGCCTTGGTCGTGTAGAGGATCGCCCGCATCGCGCCGTTACCTCATGACCAGAACGGACATGACGCCCGCGTCAATGGCTGCGTTGGACAAGTCCCACGTGAGGCATCTAACGGACGTTGTGGACGAGCAAAGACCCGACCACATATCATTGCGCGATCCCGCCACTGCGTCGTTGCCTTGGTTGCCAGTGACCAGAACGGCCGCGTTCGTGTCCGCGATTGCGTTGGTCAGCGTGACCGAGTAGTCGCCAACGCCATTGTCCGTGAGAGACGAGACGTTGTAGGACGCGCCGACCGCGATAGTGCCCGCGCCATTGAAGCGGCACCACGCCTTGGGGTGGCCCGGGTGATAGTGCTGGCGGCCGACCGGGACCACAACATCCGTCGCCGTGCCGGTTACCATTTCGCCTTGCGTGGCAATGTTGGCCTGCAAGGTCGTGCCGCTGATCTCGACGCCGTCGCCCATCGCCAGCCATTGCGCAGCGCCGCCCGATCCGGAACTCTCGTCCCAGAACATGATGCGATCAGCGCCGGGGTCCGTCAGGCTCTCGATGCCGAGATGCGAGAGAGCAAGGTTCGTCGTCGAGATAGCCAGGCCCGTAGAGGGCACCAGCCAGGTCACCGCGCCCGCGCTGTCATCCCAGAACAGAATGCGATCCGCGTTCGGATCCGTGAGAGACGCGCCCGTGCCGCCCTTTGAGAGCCCGAGCGTGTCGCCGTATTTGTCGCCGACAAGCCAGCCGTCTGCCGTGCTGTCATACACGAAGCTGTAAACCTGCCCCGTGACCAGAGCGCCGGAAGGGATGGCCGTAGCCGACACGTCGAGAACGATAGACTTCGCCCCCAGCGCGTCGACGTTGAGCGTGGGCGTCGTGCCGCTTGTGGCGTTGACGCGAGCCCGGACCATGAAGCCGTCAGTCAGAGCCGTTAGGCCCTGATTGGTCGTGAGCGTGTAGGCCGTCGACGTGCCGCCGAGTTCGAGGTTGCCGGAAATGTCGTCGCGGTACTTGGCCACGGCCGCCATGACGGCGCGCGCGCTGTTGTTGAGCGAGCCGGGCGACTGGCCTTCCTGATAGTTGACCGAGCTGTCAGCCGTGGCGTTCGTCGCCGCCGTCTGTGACCACTTCCAGAGCGTCATGGCATCACCCCTTGTTGAAAATGTCGTTGAGGTAGCCGCCGAAATTCTGCGGGCCCCGGGTCGTCATCGAGGTCAATGCCTGAATGTCTGCGTTCTGCTGGATGGCCGGCGTCGGCGATGGAGCGGGGGCCTGACGCGGCATGAACCGAGCCTTGATCGCGTCCATGATGTGGCTGAGCGCGCCGGAGAATGGATTGTCGGGCATTCCCTGATGCGGCTGCGCCTGCGTGCTGAGCGTGGCCATCGATGCCTTGAACGCGGCCAAGGGGTCATCAGCCGGTGCCGTCGATGTCATGCCCATTCCGGGCGCGCCGACCGACGGTGCCATCCCGGGTTGCGTGGGCTGCCCGGGGTACGTGGGCGCGGCGAGCGAGCCGAAACCGAAGGGGCGATTGAGCTTGAACTGCGACATGGTCGGTCTCCTTATGCCGTGCCGAGGCGTTGGCGGTTTTGCAGGATCATGGCGATGCGCGAGATATCGAGGGGCTTGACGCCGGGCACGCGTAGGCTCTGCATCTGCTCAAGCAGCCGTTCCTCGTCCGCCTTCCGCTGCGGATCGTCATCGAGAGAGGCGATTGCCCGGTTGGAAGTTGCGCCGCCGTCGAGGCCCGCGAGGCTTCCGAAAAAGCTCTGCGGGGGCGATGCCGGCGATGCCGCTTGTGCGGGGACTCCCGGCGCGCTACTGCCTTCCGCGTTGGTCGAGCTGGCGAGGGCAAACGGCTTGGCGTTGCTGGCGTCTGGCGTAGCGGGGGCTGCTGCCGACATGGCAACGGACGGTTGAGCGCTGCCGGGCGTCGAAGCGGCGGCAAGACGCACCGGCGCGCTCCCGTCGCCAGCATCACCACCGAACCGGGCGACCTTGTTCGTCCAGAGGTCCGTGAAGTCCTTGCTCGTGACGTTGTCGACAGAGCCGAAGCGCGCCTTGTCGGCGTCCGGGATGTTGCCCCAGATCGCAGCCTTGGCCCATTTCGCGCCCTTGGCTTGCCCCTCGCCAGTCGAGGCCATGTTCTCCCAAGCGGGCTTATCGGGGTTTGCCCAATGAGCCGCCGAGCCGCCGACGCCCTGCTGGTGCATCATGTACAACTCGGCCGCAGTCGGGGCGCGTCCGTAGCGCGCGGCAAAGCTGTCGCTCTCGGCCTTGAGCTTGGTCGCGCCCGCCGCAAGATTGGCTTCCGGGTCGAAGATGTCCCCCTGCCCGCCGTTCTTGCGAAACTCGCCGTTGGAGAGCTGCAACAGGCCCTTGTAAGAGCCTGTGACGTTGGCCGGGTTGCCGCCGCTCTCGATCATGACGAACGTGCGCAGCGTCGAAGGGTCAAAGCCGGTCTTGGCCGACGTGCGGGCAATGGCCGCCTCGATGTCAGGCGAGAGAGAGCGTGCCATTACTTGCCGAGCCCCTTCGTTTTTCGAGCGACGCTGTCGACGTATCGGAGCATCAAGTCAGGCGTGGTCTGGTACTTGGCCGCCAGGGCCTCTAGTGCGGCTTGCTGGCTGTCGTTGCCGGCGCGAAGGGCAACGTCAGCGACTTCCTGAGCGGTCGGCCTGTACGCCTTGCGAGACGCTTCCTCGACTGCTCCCTTTCGGCCTGCGCTCATGGCATCCATCATGGTCTCGATGCCATTGAGCCGGAATTGGAAGTCGGCCGGATTGGACGCGTTGGAGAGATTGCCGATGGCATCGGCGACCATCTGGCGCTCGAAATTTGACACTTGCCCCTGCCCCTTGAGATAGGCGCTGCCGACCATCAGGTTGAGGCGATTTTGCAGATTGCCCACCTCGTCCATCGCCGCCCATTTGGGATCGTCGCGTGTCGCGATGCGATGCGCGGCGCGGAATGGGGTCATGAGGTCGCCGCTGACGCCGGGGAGCATGCCGCCAGTCACGTCAAACTTCGTCCCGGCCTGATAAAGCCCCTGGTCGAATAGCGGAAGGTCGACCAGCTTGCGGCCGGCAGCAACAACCTCTCGAAGCGAGCCCATATTGGCGTCGCGCTCGGCTTGATCAAGAACACGCTTCTCCGTTCCCTTGGCGCGAGCGTCTGCCTCGGCTTTGCTTTCCCATACAGGCTTGTTGTCCTTGGTGAACAGGAACCCCTTGCCGTCCGGCGACAGCTTGTGCACGTAGCCGTCCGGGGCCTTGGGAACCGCGTTGCCGACCACGAAGTCACTGCTCGGCGCTGGCGCAACGGCTGCGGGCTTGGGCGCATCGGCCGGGGACTGTGTGCCAAGAGGCATCGGCGCGGACTGCGGGGGCACGGTGACGGCGGGCCCGCCGCTTGCCGCTGGCGCAGGCGTGCCCATGGCGGGAGCGCTCGGCATTGCCCCGGCCGGCGCGGGAAGGTCGCCCATCTTGGGCGCGGATGTTGCAGCCCCCGGTGCCATGAGGTTCGTGAGGGGTTGCAGCTTGCCCGAGCTGGCATCCCAATACATATCAATCTCGGCACCGTAGGGGCCGGGCACCTTGACGATCTGCGGAGCCGTCTTGCCGCCGAGCACGGCATTCATCAGGTTGGCGTTGCCCGACATGATGACGTTGCGTGCGTCGGCCTCCGGGATGCCCTTCGAGAGCATGTAGGCGAACGTCGCGTTCTTCTGCTCAAGCTCGCGCTCGCGGTCAGGCACTTGTCCGCCGCTCAATGCCGCGAACGCGTCCATGAACTTTTGCTTGGTCGACGGGCCGTCGAGCGATGGCGCGCGCGCTGGTGCCGTCGGGCGCGGT